ATCTGATTTGATAAAGTCAGCCTTCTTCTTCCTTTCTACCTCACTAAAACTACTTTCATCCTCTCCATCAATAACAAAATAACAAGATGCAAGGTCAATTAACGTAGCCTCTTCGCCAACAAAGTTCATCCTGAACTCAATGTCATTGAGAACACCAAACAAAGCAACAATGTTCCCATCATTAGCATATTGCTTCATCTTCTCTAACAATTTAGCAAAAACATCCCTCGTTAGATTCATATCCTGCAACCTGGTTGCCACCTCAGCAGCAATAGCCCTTCTTGCAGGCATAGACAAGGCATTTTCATACTCATACCATTTCCGGCCAAGACTATCAGTAAAAATGTGATTGATCACAATCTTACTCCCCGTTAAACTTGACTCTTTTAGCTGTTGTTGTTTTCTCTTAAATGGCCACATTACTTCTTCTTTGTTTTAGATTTTTTACCCATGATAGAAGCTGTACAAATAGCATATGAAGCACTCTTACTCTTACCAGTGCGCATTACATCCGTAACACATCTTTCAAGTTTTTTTGGCATATTTTATTTCTTTAAGTATTTCACAAAGTTACTATGAAACGTCCACAAATAATACCTCAAACAATCAAGCAAGTGAGTTTTACTCGAATCCTTTGTCTTATCAATATTACCCGCCCAATCACTCTCCACATACAACAAGTCATTAATCAAAAACTCACAACTTGAATCAATGTAAAAATCACCATACTTCTCAAGCATTGAATTTAACAAAACACGTGAGTTCTTAATAGATGGATTGAAAGTAGGAACCTTAAAGTTACTTCTTGGCACATTAAGCTCCTCCTTAATAATCATGTAGTAATTCATTGCACCCTTAGTCATAGCACTGCGATTAGCACCGGAAGCATCACCTGTTACAATAAACTCCTTCCCCTGATAATACTTCTTAATCTCACTACACAAGGCAAATATATCCGAGTTACGCAACCTAAACTCCCTCAACACCCGCACACTCTCACCGTAACTCTGACAAGCAAGGCATGTAATAGGATCCACGTTAAAGTCAAATGACAATATAATCGGATGCTCATTATTCAACTTTAATCCCGCCCGAATACTCTTCTCACGCTTAAACGCATATGCAAAAGGACGATTCACATCCAAAGCATCCCAATCACCATTGACAAACACAGCCCTTGTCAGATCATCCAAATTACTCAAACTCTCAATATACTCCTGTGGCAAACTACTGTTATCCTCCATTGTCGCCCTCAAATAATAATACCTATCAGGCAACTCACCATTCTTATGTGGCATATAAAACCTCTGCTTAGTCCAATTTTGACTCGGATTACATGTGATAAATATCAACTTAGGTGGCATTGGATCAATAATATTCCTACCACAACGAAGGATAGCCTTGTTAAACGTCTTTTCCTGCAACTCTTGACCCTCCTCCAAAAAAAAGAAGTTACCCTCCAATCCATCAAAGTGAGTCAAATCCTTATCATTAGCAAAGTTCTCAGATATAAACTGCAACTCACTCCCATTCTTAAAAACTATCAACTTGTCATTTTGGTGATACTTCTTAATAAAAGACTTCGGACAAAGTTTGAAAAAACTTTTGATGGAAGTCTTTTTCAGCTTAGGTACACTCTCACGAACAACAAATGACCTACTACCAGGATAAAACTTAGCAAGCATAATAGCAATAGCCATACTCACATACGTCTTTCCACCTCCGGCAGCTCCTCCATACATCAAATAACTATAACGACCACTTAAAGCCGATTCAATAAACTCTTGCTGCTTAGGAAAAGGCTTAAATAATACCATAATACTCTCTGTTAAAACTATTCTTAAATCGAATAAAATACTTCTCTATCTCAATCCATTCCAACATAGCACACCTGTCAAGGTCATTTAAACGCCCTACAGACATCTCAAACTCATACTCCACAACACGCCTACTGATATACCGCTCAACCTCCTTAATTGACCTTAAATCACGACACAAAGCACCAATCAACAACTCCATCTCGGAATCAGTAAAGTTAATACCCTCACGAATGTACTTAGGCAACTCACTCATCAATTCAACGATATACGATCATGCAAGTTCCGGTAAACCTCATAGTAAAACTTATACTTGCCAAAGTAAATACTATCAATCCCATGAACAGACAACTGATACTCCATGTGTGACACCAAACACTCACAATGATTCACAGCACCCATTAACCCACCATAACGGTGAATAAACGACCGAGCAACCCTATCAATATAATCAGGTCTCATATGCCCAAGTGGAATATGCTTATCATTGGAATTTAATAATCTGTTCACCGATTTGGAAGACCTGCTCCTCTTGCGTTTCTGCCTGGGTACCCCCTTCCAAATTCCATTGGCTCGGATCTACGTTTTTTAGTCCAAATATGACTGCAGTTGTTGACGGGTTTACATACTTTCTCTTTGTGGTAATTGTTTTTCCGGCCGGATCACCGATTTTGTTAAACCTTTCGACAATCTCAGATTCTTCTACGTAATACCCATTTATCTGACGCTCTAAACTTGTTTGCAATTTTGGGAGTAGATCAGCCTTATATATAGCCGTGCTCAATTGCTTCGCTTCTTTGTAGATCTTTAATAATTCGGGCGACTCTTTTAGAAGCGTATGAAATAGCCCGGATTCGATACCACACTGTTTACAAGCTGCCGTCATGGTGTACACGCCCTGCGAATAAACCGCGCATGCGGCTGCAGCCTTTTCCAATTGTGCGCCCCGATCAGGTGCGAAAATTGCGTTTTTTTTACCTCTCATATTTCACAAAGATAAAAAGATTTTAAACTATTTTAAACCCAGGACAAAAGAGAGTTTTTGTTTGGAATCCCTTTTTTCATCTCAAGATCCAACCAAAAGACAACCAAAAGAGACTTGAAAAGATAACCAAATCAAGCCAACCGAAAAAAAAAATACATTTTTTTCTCATTCATTTTCAATCCGTTACAAATTATTTTTATCTTTTTTAAAAAAAACACTTGACAAATTATTTATCCGTTGTATCTTCGCCCCGTATTTAAACAACAATAACAAACAATAAAAAAACAAAAGTCATGACAAAAGTTATTTTAATCATCTGTGCAGCCTTGTTGATCTTGCTTCAATCGTGCTCAACTTCAAAAAACGTTAACTCTTATCAGAATCATTTGAAGAGCTCACACTCTAAAAATTTCGGCCAACACGATAACGGCGGTTGTGGATGGCACAAAATCAACTAATAAAACAAAAGCGGGTTGAAATATACCCGCACCTTTTAAACCCTTTTAAACGCTTATAAACCCTTTTAAAATTTAATCCAATGAAAACGAATTACACAAAGTCAGAATTGAAAAGCCTACCAACTATTGAGCAGGCCTGGAACGGTGACTTTCTAAAGATCCAAACAAAAACAAAACGCGTGTGGCTAACTCATTCTGAAAACGTCGCTTATGATGGAGAATATCAGATTGAAACGTTAACCAAATCAGGTTGGAAGCTAAAAAACTATTCTTTCGAGCTTTAAACCCTTTTCACCCTTATAAAAATATAAACCCTTTTAAACTTTAATAAAATGAACACAACAAAATTTTTCTTCCCAACGTCAACCGTTAAAACGATCGAAAATTACCCCTACGGTTTTAAACTGCGAACAACTAAAAAAGACTCTGTTGAGTTTAAACCCGGATCCGGTTTTAGATATGTTGAGCAAACAATAAACCCTAAAACAGGACGCGAAAACAAGCCGAAAAAATCAACATATAACACAATCGGCCTTTTGTTTGAAGATGCCACAAATGGCCACATTTCATTCTATGCAATAAATCCAAATTCGGCCGAATCAGTTACAACCGCTTGTTTGTTCCTTTCTGATCATTACAACCTGTTCACACCTGATCAAATCAAAGATATTTCTAAAAGTCTCTACAATATCGTTTTGGCCGATTTTCAGGCGTGTGTTATTTATTGCGGTTGTGATCCGGAAAAGTTAAAACCATTTTATGTTGATCCGCTCAGCGTTTTAAAATCTATTTTTTCATCCGGTGAAAATGATTTTCACAAGTTTTCAATTGATTTGGAAGGAATCGAAAGTTTAAAAATAAAAGATTTTAACCCGTTCAAAGTTACTCAATACACAACGATCTAACATCAGGCAAATTTTAAACCCTTATAAACTCTTAAATTTTAACAAGATGAAAACGTATAAAATATATTTCACATCAGAAAATCAACTGTTAACCCGCTATTTTTTAGCCTCTGATCTAACAAGCTGCAAAAATTATTTAGAGTCTAAATTTATCCGGCCTTACATCTTGGGCGCTTGGCACCTATCGAAAAACTAATTTAAAAGGCCAAAAATCAATTTAAAATAGGGCTGATATAATTAGCCCTATTTTTTACTCTTCATTCAAAATTTACCACCTTAAAATCAATTTTCAGTCATGAAATACCCGCAACAACAATTCAAAACCCTTTTAGATACTTTGAAGGCTTTACAACCTGCAGTCGATTTTTTGAGCCTGCACCCTTTAAACATTCATTTTTTAGTATATCAACAGCACTCACAAGGCCAACAACACAACTGTATTGGATCTATTCAAGTTGATGGTCAAACAATGTACAAACGTTTTCACGCTGTAGAAAATAAACAAGATTTTCAGCCCCTTGTTAACCCTGATGTTGATTTTGAACTATACCCAGCAGGGTGTAATGATGCACACATTGAAACGGCTATAAAATCAGCCCTAAAAATGATAATATAAAACCAATACAACAAACAATTTTAAACCCTTTTAAACTTACACAACATGCAACAAAATAACTCCCTTTCCTTCACTTCTCAATTCTCAATTGATCCGTTAAAACTTGCCGCAATTCATGAAAGTTTTGATAAAAAAATTGCTGACCTTCAAAATAGTTATTACTGCGCAACCGGCACAAAGTTGGATTTTACAAAAGGTGCACAAAATCCGGATCAGATAGAAAAAAACAAGGCTAATTTTTACGGCCTGTTTTTAGCTTCTATGTATGAAAACAATGTAAAGCTCAAAAATAAAATTTCGCTCGACTGTAGCACGTATTTATTCTCTTTTTATGGTATTGAGCCAAAACATAAACCCATAAAAATAAAATCTACTTTCGATACTATAGCCACATTCGCAGGTGAAAAGAATTGTATACGTGAAACAGATTCTATTATCTTGGATCAACAATTTATTGTTTCAACGGATTGTTATAAGCTGATAGCCTATAAACCCGAAAATGTATCTATTGAAAACTACGATTTTCTACAGCAGTTTAGATCTATCTCCATAAAACAAACGGCCTTAATAATGGGATTAACAGAAGCTCAAAACAAAGTCAACGAAGTTTTCAATCAATACTTGGAGCCATCTTTTTTTAACTCTGTAGAATGTACTGCGTTTTCAGTTACAACCGGCAAAGAATCAAATCCAAGTTTTAGAAAACAGTGGAAAAACGTTTGTAATTTCATGAATGAGGGTATTACACCCGAATCTACCTACACTGGTAAATTAGTTGATCTTTACAACCGCGTTTCTATGTACGCTGATATTCTTAAAAATATAGATAAAATGTATATCCGTCATTTTAGTATAGATTTTAACGGATCTATTCTGACTTTCGATATTGAGCACCTATTGACAACCTTAAAAGGCCTTTTATCTTTATCAGGTCAAAATACGATTTTCAATGTAAACTTTTACGGGATCAATAAAGCCCTAAATTTTTCATCTATAGATGGAAGGGTTAACGGCCTGGTAATGCCTATTGCTACAAATCGGCCTGACTTGATCCAACCGGATTATTTCGCCCCTGCAGTAAAGCAAGAAAATTTTGTTTGTGTTTAGTTTATTGTTTGTTTATTGTTTAGATCCGGCCTTGAAAAA